TACTAAACGCAGGAGCATGAATAAGGGCAAGAAAGCCCAACCGCATGAAATTCAAACAGCAGTATTAGAATATCTCCAAGGAGATAATATTTCTGAAATAGCTAAAAGCATGTATCGCTCTGCGGGATTTGTAAAAGGAATATTAGAAAGAATAGGAGTACCACAACGACCTCCTTCAGCAGAGGAGCGGGGTAGTCCTGCTTTTTTACCTGAAAATTGTGTAGCAGAAGAATTTGTACCTGGCGAGAAAGTATGGTCTGCAATGTACCATTCTCCTGCTATTGTGGATAAAGAAATAGAAGTAGCAAACAAGTATGAAAGCAAAGGATACTCAGTATACGTTTTAGAAAAAACAGAAACTCTTAGTGTCGGAGGATTTTATGCTTATGCATTAGCATGTGAACTAGGGAAATTGACACACTTGGAAGAGTACGGAGTTGATATTGGAAAAATATAAAACATCAGCAGGAGGCTGGAAACTGGAAATCGGCTGGGCTGAAATAGATAAGTGGAAGTACGAAGAAGGTTTGAGTTATAAAGCAATCCAAGATAGGTGTATTGAACTATGTGGGAGTGCCCCGAGTAAGGGCACAATATCTCCTCACTTTAATGAAGAAACCAGACAAAAACAAATAAAAAGGCAAAGAGTATATAGAGTAGAAAATGTCAATGTTATAGTAGGAAAAAAATTAGATGTGTTTTGGCGGCATACGCCACCCGTAGGGCAACTGCCGATTGCAAAGGGTGCAAGAGCTAAAGAAAGAGGAGTGGAAAAAGCTTTAGAGCACTCTATACAGGTAAGGGTTACTAGATTTTGTAATAAAGGAGAAAAAGTGAAACGTTTATATAGAGAATGTCACTTTACAGCACAAGAAGTTTTAGATCATTGGAAGACAACTCAAAATTATAACGAAGTTACCCACGTCTTAGACTGTACTATTTGTGGAGAGTCTTTCAGTCTAATCGATGATTTATGGCATATGGATCACATAGATCCTAGAGATAAGAATGTACTTGAGAACTGCGCGGCTACACATGGCACGTGCAATGAAATGAAGGGAGCATTGTCTCTGGAGGAGCTTCAAAAGGAGGTAGCTAAGATAAATAATTTTCACCAATCTAAAAATAATTCTTGACAAGAGAGGTGAATTTCAAATATAATAGTAGTCTAAAAATGAGGAAACCAATGGGCGACCGATTTTATTTTCAACAACAACAAGCAAGAGGAAAACGCAGAATGGCGTGGGACGATGACAAAAAAGCTCAAGCGGTAGAAATGTACGAAGAGCAAAACCCAACTCCAGAAACTTCAATGGAGATTGTGGCAGAAATAGCAGATGAGCTAGGAGAAAGCCCCAACGGGGTTAGGATGATTTTAACAAAAGCTGGAGTCTACATAAAAAAGGCTCAAGCGAATGGGAATGGGGGTGCTTCTGGTGGTGGTACTCGCGTTTCTAAACAAGCTGCACAAGACGCTCTTATTGCAGTTATAAATGATAAGGGTCTTCCTATCAATGAAGATATTATATCTAAATTGACTGGTAAGGCAGCTCAATATTTTACAGGGCTATTGACCGACTAGGATCAACCTCGGGTGAGATTCCCGAGGCCCTTTTTAGGCTACATTTAGGTGTAGGGTAGTAAAAGATTTTACCAACCTGACCTATAAGGAGCCTTGTGAAAAAGGACGAACTAGCTTCTCTTGTAAATGAGTATGGTGATGCAATCATCACTTTTCGTAGTGAGAATTCAAGAAAGTTAAAGTACAATGTATGTACCGCCGACTTTAGCACACCTTACATCCAGAGTAAAAAGAATAGAGCGAAAGAATCTGATGAAACCCTACTACTTTTTTGTTGGGACACAGATTCTTATCGCTTATTAAAACCTAAGAATGTAACGAGTGTTGTTCCCTTGGCTTCTGTATTGAGGAACGACAAATGATTCAACTATATGAAGCACCTGCAGTTTATGAGCATATAATTCATTATGATTACCAAAAAGAAACCCAAATTCGAGTGGTCGTTAGTACTTTTCGTGGTATTGAGTACCTTCATCTTCGGAGGTACTATCTTGATTTTGACGAAGAGTGGAAGCCCTCACCAGAAGGAATTGCTATGCCCCTCGACTTCGACAACTCTAGAGAACTGTTTCGTGCCCTTACCGAAATTCTATCCTTAGCAGAGTCTAAGGCTATTATAGAGGAAAACTTTAAGGACTTACTGGATTCAATTTATTTGGAGTAGTATGCGTACCAAAAATGAGTGGTATACTTTTAGTAAAAATACTATAGATATAAAAACTTGTAATAAAATAAAAAACCTTGCTAATAATAAGTGGGCTAGTTCAAAAACTAGAGACTCATCTGTTGAACAGTATAGAAAAAGTGATGTTGCGTGGTGTGATGACCAGTGGATTTATGATCTTGTATGGCCTTATATGGCACATGGAAATTATGATGCGGGGTGGAGGTATGATATTAAAAGTGCCGAACCTACTCAAATAACACGCTATCAAAAAGATGAGTTTTATAATTGGCATTGGGATGGTTATGGCGACCACTTATCGGCTTATGATGACTCCCGTAGTGAATTTTTACGCGGGCGCGTTAGAAAATTAAGTATGTCTATAATATTAAATAATGATTTCAAAGGAGGTGATTTTGAATTTCTTAGTTATGATAAAGAGCACTGTAACGCTACAACTATTCCCGCCGAGGCAGGGTCTATAATTTTATTCCCTTCTTCTACGGAGCATAGAGTTACGCCTATTACAAAGGGAACACGCTATTCATTAGTTGTTTGGTTTTTAGGCCCGCCTTTTGTATAAAATAAATTGGAGTAATAGCCCTAATTATTCTTGACATTTTCAATTCTTTCAAGTATAATATCTTTTATGAATGAGAGAACTAAGCAAAAAATAAAGAAGCAATACTATGAGGAAGGTACCAGTCCTTTGACTGATACTGAGTGGGATGCTTTGTATGAGGATAACAAAACCGTTGGATATAAGTCCAGTGGTGATGTTAAACATCTTTTCAGGTTACTTTCTTTACAGAAAACCTTTTCCTTAGAAGAATTGGAAATGTGGAGAAAACAATTTGATAGTATCTGTGTCAGAACCCCTAAACTGGATGGCAGCGCTATCTCAGTTCAATATAAGGGTGGTAGACTAGACATTGCTGCAACTCGTGGCGATGGTAAAGTAGGTATAGATATTACTGAAAAAGCACGGTTCCTCGTTCCAGAGGAAATCTGTATTGCTGGTGCAGTACAGATTGATGGGGAGGTAGTAGTACCTAAAGGTTTTGCCAATGCTCGCAACTATGCAGCGGGGTCGCTAAACCTTAAAGATATTAATGTCTATAGAGAGCGTCTATATGATTTATGCTTTATAGCATACGATCTCAAGTGTAAAGAGCATATTGGACAGTCAAATACTTGGACGCAACTAATGGGTACTCTCACTAGGGAAGGTTTCAAAACCGTAACTGATCAAGGGCTTTCAGACGTTTACCCTACAGACGGAGAAGTTTATCGAGTAAACAATCTATCTGAATGGCGAGCACACGGAAGCACCTCTCATCACCCTAGAGGCTCTATGGCTTTCAAAATTCAAAAAGAAGGCGTAGAGACTACATTACTAGATGTTGTGTGGCAAGTCGGGAAGTCAGGCGTTGTTAGTCCCGTAGCTGTGCTCGACCCTGTGGAAATTGATGGAGCTAACGTATCAAAAGCCACGCTACACAATATCCAGTATATTCGTGACCTAAATTTAGAACTTGGGTGTAGAGTTGAAGTAATAAGAAGCGGAGAAATTATCCCTCGTGTTGTACGACGACTTGACGAAAAATAAATCTTGACAAAAAACCTGAATTAAAATATAATATACTTTCAAATTTAGAGGAATATCTATGCAAGCTATAATTGCTCCTGAGAGTTGCCCTTCTTGTAGGACAGCTTTGGAGTGGCGGTCTGACTTACTCTACTGTAATAATGACTTATGCGGAGCACAGGTATCCAAACGGCTTGAACACTGGGGTAAGACCTTAAAGATTAAAGGACTTGGACCTCGTACGATAGAAAAGTTGGAAGTAGAAAATCTCTATGAGTTATACGATTTAACCGAAGAGATGATTATAGAAAGGCTTTCCTCTGAAAAATTGGGTGAGAAGCTCTATATGGAACTTCAAAACTCTAAAACCGCACCTATGAATGCGGTGTTACCGGCTTTCAGTATACCTTTGATCGGAAAGTCTGCAACTGAGAAACTATCAAAGTATCTTACATATATATTTGAACTAAGAACTGATAAGTGTCAAAAGGCAGGACTAGGACCAAAGGCAACTGAAAATTTAATGCATTGGTATGAGTTAGAATTTATTCCTTTTTTACAGGATTTACCTTTTAATTGGAAGTTTGAAAAGCCCTTGGCTACAGTAGGAACAGATGCTGTTTGTATTAGTGGTAAACTTACGAGTTTTAAAACTAAGGCAGAAGCTACAAAAGTTCTGTTAGCCAAGGGCTACCAAGTAAAAAATAGTCTTACCAAGGATGTATCCATTTTAGTGAATGAATCCGGTATAGAGTCTGCAAAGACAAAACAAGCCCGAGAAAAGGGCGTTAAAATTATAACTAATCTACTAGATTTTATAGGAGAAATCAATGGCGACGTTGCCTAAGTGGACAGATGAGCGTACCGACGAGCTCACTAATTTTGTCGGTGATGAATCCCCAGTATCACAAGCTACTGTAGCAGAAGCTGCAGACCAGCTTGAGACTACTACACGGTCAGTTTCTAGCAAACTGCGAAAGATGGGCTTTGATGTAGAGCTTGCCTCTTCCAAAGCTACTAGCAAATTTACAGCAGATCAAGAAGCTACTCTTTCTGCTTTTGTCACAGACAATAGCGGTGAGTACACTTATGCTCAAATTGCATCTCATTTTGAAGACGGCGCTTTTAGTGCTAAGTCTATTCAAGGTAAGATTCTTTCCATGGAACTTACTGACCATGTTAAGCCTGCACCTAAGGTTGAAACTGTAAGGACTTATACTCCTGCAGAAGAAGATACCTTTGTGCAAATGGTTAATGATGGTGCTTATGTAGAAGCCATCGCTGAAGCTCTCGGCAAGTCCGTGAACAGCGTGCGTGGTAAGGCTATGAGCCTTCTGCGTTCTGGCGACATCAACGCTATCCCCCGTCAGGAGCACACGAAGAGCTCTACGAAGGAAGACCCTCTTGCAGAACTTGGTGATGTTTCCGATATGACAGTTGAAGCAATCGCTGAGACGATTGGCAAGACTGCTCGTGGCGTAAAAACCATGTTGACTCGTCGTGGTCTGACAGCATCAGATTATGATGGAGCTGCAAAGAAGGAGAAAGCTGCCGCATCGTAAGCAGTAATCTTTCTATATAGCCGTGATGAGGGGTCATTGCGGCTATATTTTTATCGGGGGACTCATTGAACTTAGCAAGTGCTTTTCTTAAGCAGGTATTAGAGCTGCAAGATTTTGAATCTTGGGCATCTGTGCGAAAGCAGTATCTACACAGTGAATATCATAAGTTATTCACAGAAATAGATAAGCATTGTGAAAAGTTCCATAAGCTCCCGACCTTTGAGGATCTCAAGTACGAACTACGTGATAGTTCTACCAAAGAATTACTGTTCGCAGTAAGTGCTATTGACACAGATGCTGATGCATATATGTTGCTTCAGTATCTTAAAAATGAGTACACTCAAAAGGAAATCCTTAATTCACTTGAGGATTATGTAGATAATTCTATGTCTTTTGAAGACGCAGAAGAATCTGTTGGTCATCTGCATCAGATAGTCTTGGACATCGAAGATAAAGTAGACCTTCAAGACCCACAAGAGAGTATGCAACGTATTCCCTTGTTTGAGTCAGATGACGAAATCGGAAAGTACCTGCCTTTAGGGTTAAATACGGACCACGACTTCGAAATCTCATTCTCCCCCCGAGATTTGATTTTGGTTGGTGGCCGCCGTGGGGCAGGGAAATCCATTACCTGTGCTAACATTGCTAACAATGTATATGCTTCTGGGAAATCAGCTATTTATTTCACTATTGAGATGGATAGCCGTGCAATATTGCAACGATGTTGTGCGATAGCTACCGAGATCCCATTCTCTAGGCTAAAGAATAAAAATCTTAGTTTTGTAGAGTGGGAAAAGGTAGCGACCTGGTGGGCCAATCGATACCAAGATAGTCAAGATAAGTTAACAGAGTATCGAGAACATCGAGACTTTGAAAAACTGCATGATAACTTACGTTCTAATTGCGAGCTTCTCCCGACTCAACAGTTGGATGTAATTTATGACCCCTCTCTTACTATCTCGAAAATTAGAGCCGAACTTGATAAAAAAGTAAAAGGAAAAATGGATGTAGGCGTTATTATTGTCGACTATATCAATCAAGTTAAACGCTCTTCTGTACCTTCTCGAAGTGGACAGTATGATTGGACAGAACAAATAGAAGTTAGTAAAGCACTAAAGAGTATGGCTCAAGAGTACGAAACCCCAGTATTTGCGCCTTACCAAACGGACGCTAGCGGCGAAGCTCGATTTGCTAAAGGAATATTAGATGCTGCGGATGCTGCATATAGTATGGAACCTTGGACACAAGAGGATCATTGTATGACCTTCAATTGTGTAAAAATGAGAGCAGCCGCTATGCGTCATTTTACCTCGACTATGAACTGGGAGACGCTAAAGATAGGACCAGATACTGCTTTAAATCCGAAAGAAAGTGCAGATAATGACTTAAAAACGGGCGAAGAAATAGACGACATCTGAAAATAGTTCTTGACTTTTATCCTTATGTGTAGTATAATATGCTTAACTTTGTGGAGACTCTATGTTCGTAAAAAGTAGAATGCGTCATACATCAAGTGGAAGAGTAAAGAAAAGAAATTTCACTATAGGCAAAAGGCGGGTGGAGTATATGCAGCTTCATCAAGATAGAAACCTCACAGTTCAAGAAGCACAAAAAAATCCCAATGTAGGTAAATAATATGTTAATGGCATTTTTATTAGTGGTAATAGTTGATGGAAATGTTGAGCCAACCGATGGCATGTACTTTCGTAATATAAATAGATGTAATTATTTTTCTGATAGAATTGAAAGAGGATATTATACTCGTTATAGGTGGTATAGGAACCAGCAAATTGCAGTAACGGCGTATTGTACGCCAAGAATGGTACAACAGGAGACTAAATTTTGGGATTAGCAAGTGCAGAACAAGTAGTAATAAACTACAGAGAGATTCAACAGGATCTTACAGAGCTTAATGGAGATGGAAATCGAGAAAATACTCTCGATTATGGAGAAGATGTCCCTAAAAAAGACTCTGATCCAGAACATGTAGAAATTGATTTAGACCAAGGCTGTTAAATGGATGTAGAAAACTTATTGCAAGATAGAAAAATTTCTTTCATTCCAAAAGCAGGCGACTTCGTTATACAGTGCATAAACCCTGAGCACGAAGATAGAAATCCTAGTATGAGAGTAGACCAGATTACTGGTATATTCCATTGCTTTTCGTGCAAATATAAAGGAAACTTATTTCACCATTTTGGGGAAAGAACAAATTACTTACAACAGAAGCGCGATTTTTTCAAGAAGAAAATCATTAAGAAACGCTCTGAGAATCTTGATTTGTCTTTTCCCCAGAATTCCCTACCGTATGTAGGTAATTGGAGAAGTATTAAGCCTGAGATTTATAAAAAGTTTGAGGCTTTCCTTCACCACGGAATAGATTATGTAGGAAGAATAAATTTTCCTATACGAGATATTTCGGGTAATATAGTTGCCTTTCAGGGGCGACATACAGCAAACGGAGTACCTAAGTATAAGTTTACTCCACCAGGAGCACGGCTCCCATTCTTTCCAGTTGTTGAGTGTATTAAAGGCTCAGTTATTGTAGTGGAAGGAATTTTTGACATGATAAACCTCCATGACAAGGGCTTGACGAATGCTGTATGTTGCTTTGGAACAAGTAACTATAACGAATCTAAACTATCTCTGCTTAGGGCTCAAGGAGTAGAATATGTAGAGGTATTTTTTGATGGGGATGATGCGGGACAGAAAGCCGCAGAACCCTTAATAAGTATGTGTGAGAAAGTTGGTCTCGTTGCTAGGAATGTGTTTTTAAAAAATACAGATCCTGGCGCACTTACTCAACCTTCAGTAGATAAATTAAAAGAGAGGTTATATGGCTAAAGTTGCCTTAGTAGAAACTAAACCGAGTAGGACGGATTATAGAAAAGAGTTTGATGGTGCATTTGATTTTGATCAATACCAGCTCTGTTCTGATCCTTCAATTAAAAAAGTATTAAAAAGAGATTGCGATATTAGTTTAGATACTAATAATTATGA